GCACTATTGTGCCTTGGTATCTCACTGATGCCGACCCTGAGTACCAGAAGAGACTCAGCACGAATGAGCTTGCAGTTACGATAGGCGATGCCTTCAACACTTCCCCGCTCAAGGTTGAGCATGTGCTAAGGGGATACACGGGAACTCTAGGAGGGTACATCCTTACCGTCGCAGATTGGGGTATGCGTAACCTGAAGGGACTTCCGGCTAGGCCAACCCTCAGGGCAGATCAGATGATGATCGCGAGAAGGTTCTTGCAGGACAGTGAGGGAGCAGAAGGCTTGATGTCTGAGTGGTACACATTCAGAAACTCCACGAGAGGGATCATGAAAGCCTTCAATACTGCGAAGAAAGATGGTGACATCGAAGCGGCTAGGGAAATATTCGAAAAGAACTCAGGTGTTGTATCGGTAAATAGTGCGGTAAATCAGATAGATAATCAGTTGACTAGGCTCCGAAGAGCGGAGAGGTTTATCTTGATGGACCCGAAGACTACGCCAGATCAAAAGGCCGAAGCAGTCAAGAGGATAGACGCAGCCAGAAACGCCATACTATCCTCTTCTAAGAAGATCATGGAGACTGCCGACCTCTCTCCGAAGTTCCCGTTCCCCTTGTCGATACTGGATGATTAGGCATGGCTATTTTTCTTAAGGACGGTGTGTCTGTAAATGGGGTCAAGCCTGAGCTTGTTCTTGGGCTACAGATCGCCGACGGATACTTCTCTGAGAATGGGATACCCAAAATGACCGTCACGTCCATGACCGACGGAGATCACTCTACTGGGTCTCTTCATTACGTTGGCTACGCAGCCGACCTCAGGATATGGGCGATACAGAAAGAGCATTTGGCTGAGTTCACAGAGGGCTTAGCTGAAGAACTTGGTAGTGAGTTCGATGTTGTACTTGAAAAAGATCATATACACATAGAGTTCCAGCCAAAAAATAGAGGTGTAAGATAATGGAATGGTTGACTGAGAATTTCTCGAACGTGATTGAGGTTGTTCTTAATTTAGTAGGAGCGTTTGCTGTGATCGCAACGATGACTCCCAACGAGAGCGATAACAAGATTGTTGCTTTTGTCCTCAACGTCATCAACACGCTCGGCGCTAACTTCGGTAAGGCCAGCAATGGATAATGCTTGAGCCTGTTATTTTAATATTGATTTTATCTATAATGCTTTTCATTGTCTTCATTCTATGGGGTATGGGCAAGGAATATATAGGTAAGATCAGCTCTGAGAAAGAGTCAGCAGAGAAGAAAGTTGAGAGGTCTATCCGTGCAATGGAAAAGCTCGTTGGCCCACGTCCTTCTCGCAGTCTTCTTATTAAGCGTTGGGAGCGGAGGATGCGTGAAGCGTCCGGCGGAGGCGATAGTTCCTCCCTGTCCGGCTCCGAACGAAGAAGCGATAGCATCCCTAAGGAATGATGACATACCAGAACCTATATTAGAATATCTAATAGATATAGATATGTTCTGCAATGCTATAGATTCTATCAGAGAGTGACAAGGAGATTAGCCCTCGCTTAGTGCGGGGGCTTTTTCTTTTATGGACAACAAACAAAAGATCGACGCAGAGGAAGAGAAGATTAGGAGGGGGATACACCAGATGAAGCCACCCCCTCCCTACAAAAGAAACGACAAGAAGCCTAAGCTCGGAAAGAAGATAATGGTTGTCCCAGACAGCCATGCAAAACCGGGCATACCAAATCATAGATATGAATGGTTAGGCAGGATGGTTGTTGATTTACAACCTGACTATGTGGTTAACCTCGGCGATCTGTGGGACATGCACTCTCTTAATTCTTTTGATAAGCCGGGTAGTAAATCTTTTAACGGAGCATCTTACTGGAAAGATATAGACATTGGACTCGATGCAATGCTGAGGTTTCACATACAGATAGAGAACTACAACAGAGGCTCTAGTAAGAATAAGTACGAGCCTAAGAAGATATTCTGTATCGGCAACCATGAGCATAGAATCTCAAAGTTCATTGAATCAGAGCCGAGATTTGAAGAGATAATTTCGACAGATGACTTGAGGTTGAAAGAGCTTGGCTGGGAAGAGGTGCCGTTTCTTGAGATCAAAAAGATTGAAGGATGTTCCTTTTCTCATTACTTCACGTCTGGGGTTATGGGGAGACCTATCTCTGGAATGCACCAAGCAGCCAGCCTCATCACCAAGCAATTCGGAACCTGCATCCAAGGGCACACGCACACGTTCGATCACTCAGTCAGAACAGACAGCGGAGGAAAGAACCTGCATGGATTAGTAGCTGGCTGCTACTTCGAACACTCCGAGCCTTGGGCTGGTCCGGCTAATCAGATGTGGCGCAGAGGTTGTTGCCTTCTTCACAATGTAAAGTCAGGTGATTTCGATGTCGAATGGATCGGAATGGAAAGGGTCAAGGCGAAGTATTCGTAAACAAGTTTCTAAAAGAGACAGGTTACATCAGATACACAAGTGGCTAATCAATGAGTACGGTCGAAAAACTCGCTTGCGGGTCGAAAAATTGCCCAAATCTGAGAAGGATTGCTTAGGTTACGTTGAACTGGGGAGCGGCATTCCGCTCATAAGAGTAAGTAAGTTCTTATCCAGAAGCGAATCTATATCAGTTTTACTGCACGAATACTGTCACGTCATATCCCATTACAAACACGGCCCCCACTGGAAGAGAACCAATGGAGGCCACGATGATAACTTTTATTTGCTGCTGTGTGCGGTAGAGAACAGGTATTTTTATGAAGGTGGAACTACTGAAAGTCAGGACTTTTGAAAGCGATGCTACAGCAATGTTGTACCAAGCAAAAATATGTTTAAGCAACGCAGAAGGTTTCTTATTATCAGAAGAAGTTACAAAAATTCTTGATGATAAATTAATTTATGACCTGACAAAAGAGATAAGAAATTTAATCTATGGGATAAACGTCAGCATAGAGATAGCAAAAGGTGGGGGGTAGGCTCGGCGGGACTCGAACCCGCGACCACTGCTTTATAAGAACAGCACTCTAACCAGCTGAGTTACGAGCCCGTCCCCCCCCGCACATACTAGATCGGACCGTTATTAATCACATGCTCCACAGCGTTCCGGAGAATTTCGGGAACAGTAGTTTCCTCTTTCTTTGCCAGAGTGCGGAGCTTCTTTATATGCGCGATAGGCATCTGAAACGTATACATCTTGTGGCTTCCGGGCTTTCCGAGAGCAGGACGACCTCTTCGCTTATTCATTGCTGTTCCTTTTCATTTCCATGGAGACTCTTCTCTCCAAGTAGAATATAGCTTTCTGTATATCTTCGACGAAGGAACTTTTCCTACCGGCTCTTGATATATATTTCAGGGCAGTACCAAGGTGATAGTCGAGGCCCCAGTCTTCTATCACTTTAACAGGTTCGTAGACCCTACCCTCAGTGTAGTGGGAAGGGTTCTGAACTGGATCGAATATCCTACTCAAATCTGTATTCATTCAAAATCTCTTCGAGCTTAGCTACAGCCTTGGGATTCTTTTTTAAATCAGAACGGGATTCAAACTTTGCCAAGTCTTTTAAGATGTAAAGACAGACTTGTTCGTCAAGAAGATCTGGATCGAAAAATGATCTTTCTCCTCCGAACTTATTCTCAATAAGCCAACGAGAAAAATTTCTAGCATCTGTTCTGCAAAGCATCGAGATGACAGAGCTAACTTTCTTAGCTCTCTTGATATCCTGAGGCTCAACTGGCTGGTCACTCTCAGACTCTAATTGAACTAAAGCACAAGCGAATCTAGTGTTGGGCTGTTGAAGCATGAGAGATCTCACCCTTGAAACATCCCTATCTTTCTCTGAAGAGTTGTGAGGGTTATCAAGAATATCTTCTGGATTTATCCTCAATACTATCTTGTGCCCGCCTGCAACCGTCATACTTGCTGAGACTAACTGGGCTTCGAATTTGATTGCGATGTCTTCCATTCTTCAAACTTCTCTTTAGACCATTCAATAGGGTCGATGCCTACATCAATCCAGAATGTTATCTCTCTGCCATGAGTGTGGCATAGAGTGTGATCCGTGCGGCAAAGCGGAACAGCCAAGTCATCTCCACACCGCTTCATGCCCATGCCGCTTAGCTCAAGCGTCACGGAGTATCTAGGATGATGTGCGTCCACTCTATCTGAACCGCACACCAAGCACGGATTAGTTCTCACAAACCTCAGATACTCCTCAGACTTCCACATAAATAAACTTAGAAGTCTATATCTTCGAAGCCGTCGAATCCAGCCTGTGAAGTGTCTTCTGTCTTCGGAGCTTCCTGCTTCTTGGCAGGCTGAGACGTGGTTGCGCCTCGTCCTGCTCCACCACTGGAAGTACGCCACGAGTTATCCTCCAAGGTCATAGAGAAGTAAGCCTGACCAGACTCGTCATCTACCCTCTTCCAGATGGCGACGTTCAAATACGTTTCCTTCTTCTCGCTAAATTCAGAAGCTAAATTCTTAAGCCATTGAGCAGCATCTCTGTTCTTCTCATCTGCTCGATGCCCGGTCCATCCACCAATCTTTACAGAGCCACGCAAGTCAGGCTGCTTGTCATTCTTCTTGTCATTCTTCCTGATATTGCCGTGAACCTTAGCCATGAATCATCTCCTCGATTCTCTTGAGTGCGGCACCACGCCGCTTGTAAAGTTTAGAAACGTAGAGTGCTGCTTCAGAGTCTTCACTCTTTAACTCTTCAACAACAACCTTGTTATCTGTATAGTATTTTTTAAGTTCTTTCAGTGTAGTCGCAGACTGAAACAACGCTAAAAGCAAATTCGATTTTGAATTTGCGTAGGTCCGGTAATGAGATTCTACAAGCATGTAAATCTCATCGTCTGCTTCTTTCGTGAATCGCTTATTCGAAGTGCTGAATCTTTTGTTATTTAGTATGTCATCGTCGTATAGATATCTTCCGATACCAAACTGAACAGCGGCTCGCTTGAGAGCGTCGCTATACATCCCCTTCTCACCCTCGAAAGTGCTTTGAGTTCCAACGTCAGACTTGTGAACCCAACCCCATCCATCGAAAGACACAGACAATTTGCAAACGCACCGCGTGTCTAAATCCTTGTAGTCAGTAGTCCACCGGCCAATTCCAAAGACATCATCAAGTCTATCCATAACGTCTCTTGCATCGAGATACAAGAGAGCAGTGGACTTGTCTCCGTTAAAATTAGAGGCTCTCCACTTGATCTGATTGGGAGAGAAGGGTGCCTTCAACTGCTTTTCGATTACATCGAAGGTAGAATCATCTGCTTCTTTTGTTGCTGCGCTCATTTAGAAACCCCTTATAAGTGTTGCATATCTTGTTAAAAGGACAGTAGCTCTTGCATCTACGGTACTCACTAAACGTCTTGCCGAGAGCAGAGTTAAATTGAGAATCAGAATCAAGCTGATCCCAATGCTTCTGAGCATCACCCTTTCTATCAAACTCAACATAACTATCATCCCTCATGTCCACTACTCGATACGATGTACCAGAAGGCCATCGCCCCTCATGCGTACACTCAGGCAGGTCGTCATCCGGTAGGTCTTTGCAAGAAAGCAGGGTAGAAACCTTGTCGGCGATGAAACTTTCTCTCTCGTCATAGTCCCAGAGTGGAAGTTGTATTGTGATCCCCGGCGTCGGTGGGTAGCCCCTTACTGTTTCTGAAGAAGATATTCTCCAGTCTCTCAAGAAGGCATACACTTTCAAGCTAGTAACTACTTTACTTGTCTGGCTCTCAATAAGCCAAGCGTAAATGTTTAACTGCTGTTCAAATTTCTTGGTGTCCTTGATGCCATAGACAGTGGTCATCTTATAGTCACCGATGGTAACTGAATGGTCTGGCCCAGCCTGAACATCCATCGCGCCGGAGATAATCACCCCTCCAATCTCCGCGAACATACGCTCCTCTGCGATCTCGTCTTCCGGGGAATGCTGTTCCATAAGCGCGTGGAATATCGTCGAGATAAACTTCCACGGATTCTCGTAGGGGTCGTCTATCACTAGCTCTGGGTACCTTCTGTTAAACTCCACGACGCGCGGCTCGTCAATTAGCTGTGTAGCCGAGTAGTCTGAATGCCCCTTTGTGTACCTATCGTTTTCGCAAAACGATATGAACGATGCAGGGGCATCGTGGTTATTAATAATGGTCATTGGTTCCCTTCCAATGGTTGAAGAATAAAGCAAGATAAGAATATGTCAACAGAAAAAGACACAGTTTTTTGGGAGCAAATCATTCCCGGGGAGCCAGCCAGTAAGTCGAACAGCAGGAGGCTTGTGTCTATAAAGGGCAAACCCCGTGTGATTAAATCCGAAAAGGCGCTAAAATATTCCAAACAGTTCGAATCTTATGTACGTCCTCCGGACTGCCCTATAACCGGCGACGTGAAGTTGATCGTAGAGATATGGTACAAGACAAGAAGGCCAGACTTGGACCCGAGTTTGATAATGGACTTGCTTCAAAAGACTCAGGTGATCGAGAACGACCGGCAGATCAAAGAGATACACGCATTTCATCATCTCGACAAAGAGAATCCGAGAGCGAAGATTACAATCTCAAGTCTAAATCAAGACTAGCGTCTGCAATAATTCTTCAGTCTCTTAAAGATCTTTGCGCTGGCAATCCCAAAGAGGAAGCAGAGATCAAAGAGTGGGCGTCTTCTGATTCATTTGTAGATGTGTGCAAATCAGCATCTATGAATTATGAATTAGTAAGAGACCTGATGCAAGAACTATGCGATATCCCCAAAAGAATACGCAGAGATATCTTGTTGAACAGACTGAAGAATAAAAGATAAAGAGTAAAAATAAAATGGGGGAGGAGATCGAAAGGGGTTTAACTCTCTCCTCCCCCTGACCTGCTCATTGCAAGCAGGCCATTAAATTTTCTACGTCTTGTGCGGATCGCTTAGATCCTATAAGAACTAGATTCTCTCAGAGGAGAATCATATAGGCTTATAGGATTCTATAGCCTGTAGAAAGCGTGTCTGTCAAGAGGGGTGGATGGACTCATGTATTCGATTAAAAGTTTTGTAGAGTCGCAACTAGGGGCGCAAGATATTGGAACTAAAAGTTTTGTATGTCCCGAGTGTTCGTCTGAAAGATCTGGATCAAACAGAAATAAAAAATGTCTTCGTGTCACATTTGAAGACGCAGCCGCAGTCTGGTACTGCCATAACTGTGAGGAGAAGGGGCAAGTGAGCATGAGTCAGAATCAACCTGAGAGGACTATCCGGACAGCACCTTCGTTCACGAGGGCTAGTGATGAGGACAGTCTAAAATATTTTGACAAGATTCTTTCCTCAAGATCTATCAATCCTGAAAAGATTTCTGACGAGATTAAGGGTTCGATTCTTTTATCTGATGATGTCTACTACACATCTCTTGGGGGGAAGGACAGTTCGATTGGTTTCTCTTACGCTGATGGAGCAATCAAGTGGAGAGCTGTTGAGAATAAGGCCTACACCCAGACGGGAGTGTGCCGTAGCTTGTTCCCGAACATTGCTTTTGGTGACATGGTTGTTCTGACAGAGGGAGAGTTTGATGCTCTCGCGTTGCGATCGTGTGGCTACGAGGCGTTTTCGGTTCCGGCTGGGGCGAACATCGGCAAGGCTAGTGATGTACCTGTTTTCTTGAAGCCTGTTGTCGATGCTGTTCAGAACAACAAGATTGATGTAGTTGTCGCTGTTGATGCAGATGAAAAGGGCAGAGAGTTTCAGGCAAGGCTTTTGGATTTTCTTGGTCGCAGGAGAGTCGGCGTAATAGACTGGTCTAAGTATGGGGTCAAGGACGCCAACGAATGCCTAGTGACACATGGCGAGGTTGGGATCAAGAACGCCTTCCAAGAAGTCGAGAACATTCTTTACGAGGGCATCGTCCGAGCCAGCTCAGTAGCCACTACTATTAGCGACATACGCATTGGTGGATTCAAGGGTGGTGCGAAGATTGGCATACCTTCGATTGATAGACTCATGACTATCTGCTCCGATCAGGTGTCGGTAGTTACTGGTGTTCCGGGCTCTGGCAAGTCTGAGTTTATAGACTTTGCAATGGTGAGTCTTGCAATGAAAGAGGATTGGAAGTTCGCAATCTTTTCAGCAGAGAACCCTATCGAAATACATGCAGGGAAACTGATCGAGAAGTATGCGGGTAAGCCTCTCTTCGAAGGGAAGGTGATGAGTGAAGAAGATCTTGAAGACTCGGCATCTTGGCTCGATCGACACTTCTTCTTTCTCGATCCCTCTTCTTCTCATACGATCGAGTCGATCCTTCAAAGGACTGCTGTACTTGTCGAGAACGAGGGAGTAAACGGGTTGGTGATTGATCCGTTTAATTATACTGACGTTGCTCTAGAGACGGATGCTATCAATACGATGCTCACTCGTCTTCATGCGTTTGCTAAGAAGCATCACATACATATCTGGATCGTGGCGCACCCGCAGAAGATGTATCGAGGGGAGGGCGGAAAGTTGCCTACCCCCGGAGGCATGGACATCTCTGGATCTGCTGCGTGGTTTGCGAAGGCAGACTTCGGTGTGACTGTATCGAGAGACGAGAACGGAGATACCTTTGTTGTCGTTTGGAAGGTTCGTTTCAAGTGGCTTGGAGAGACGGGCTCCGCTCACCTGAGATACGATCCAACTTGCGGCAGGTATTCCGAGGGAGTCAGCGTTGATGAGATCGCTGCGTCGATCGGTAGCATCACCAGCTCTTTCGACACTGGGGAAGAGGAGGTAATCCAGAATGAAGAAGCGGACCTCTTCGATATCTGAATATCCTGTGCTGATAGAGTCAGGAACAGAAGAGTATCGAAAGAAAAAGAAAATTGAATTAGAAAATATAGACTCTAGGGGTGTGTTTAGGCGGGCTAGAGTCGTTGACCAAACAGCTTTTGATAAGCTGTTTATCCAAGGCAAGATATCAAAAGCGCAGTTCTCTGCTGCTGAAATGTATCTTGAATTGATGAGTCTTGCAGGTTGCTTTCTCCGATCCCCATCGGTTCAAGGATCGGAGAAAGCAACTGGCAGAAGTGTCTCGGCTTCTATCGCTGCAAAGATCATGGTCATATCTAGAGCTAGGCAGAGTCTCCGTCAGGCTGGTCAGGATTCGCTGGTTGCTGTGGAGACGTGCCTTGCACACGATCAAGAAGTCGATCTAGATTTGCTACGGCTTGGACTGTCTGCTCTCGCGAATCATTTTCGAATAACTTGAAAACATCTTCAGCTCTACCTTGATTGTTCGCATACTTCTCAAGTGCTTCAGATATCCCATGACCTTCAAGGTAGTTTACAATCTCGTTAAGCTCCTCAAGGAAGTTTGTCCATTCCTCTTCCGAAGAGTTCATATCAATCTTTAGACTGATCTCTTTCTTCATATTCCCTCCATGCTTTATCGCCTTTCTCCTGAGCGTTAGCCGATGCTTTGCACAAGCTAACTGATACAGAGAAAGCAACCAACCATATCAAGCATGTGATTGTAATTATTAGAATCATGTCACGAATTATCTACTTGCTCTTCCCCTGTTGGGGCAGTGTCCATCTCCTGAAGAAACCTTCTTAAATACTCTTGGCATTTCTCATGATCGTCCATAGATGTGAACGCCGTGTTGTGCCAGATCCTTCCCTCCGTAACGATCGAAGCAAGTGCAACGGGATGAACATCCAGTTTCTTGCAAAGAAAGTTGAAGGTAGAAAGGTTGTATTCCATTGCTCGTTCTTTTGCGTCAGGCATTACAGCAAATCCTTTTCGATTTTGTTGGCGATCTTCTCAAATGACCATCCAC